TTGACCACCTGTCCCAGCACCTTCACGGTACCGCCGCCCTGTGCCAGCTTGTTGAAGGTCAGCATGGTCTTTCCCAGATTCATCATCGTCTGTCCGAACTCGCTGCCCATAAAGTCCAGCACGGTGGTAATGCCGCCGGTCACTGCCCCGCCCCAGTCACCGCTCACAAGGGCGGTAATGGTGCCCACAAGGTCGGTGATCACGTTGGTCACGCCGTCCTTGGTGGCCACGCCAAAGGCTCTGCTGAGCTTCGAGGCCATTTCCGGAGCGCTCTTCTGCACCTGTGCCCAGACGCTGTTGAAGCCCTCCTGAATGGGCCGCCAGTTCTTCGAGATGGAGTAGCCCAGCTGCATCATCATCCGCTTGCCGGAGTCGTCCAACTCAAAGGCATCCGCCAGATTTTCCGCAAAGCCCACAAAGCTGTACTGTTCGCTTTGCAGGTCGGCCAGTGCGTCCAGTGCGGTCTCGCTGTTCTTACCGAACCTCTTCACAGCCTCGTCGTACTTCAGCTGCTTGTTCGTTACCTTCTTCAGGCTGTAGCTCATGCTGTCCAGTGCACTGCCCACGCCGATGATGGCGGTCATGGTGCCCTGGGTGGCTGCTTTCCGTGCCTGGACGCTGTCGGCTCCGTACTGTTCGACGGCAGCTTTGTAAGCGTCCTCCCGGCCCGCAAGGTCGCCGTCGCCGTAGAGCTTGGCCAGCATGTTCTGCCGGTTGGTCACCAGCTTCTCCTGCTTTTCCAGGTAGGAGACCTTGCTGTCGTAGGCATCCAGCTGGGCCTGATTCAGCTCGTTAATGAGCTTCTGCTGTTCGGTCTGCGCTTCCAGATACTGCTGGTAGGCCGTCTGGGTCTTCTGGCTTGCCTCACCGAACTCGTTTTTGATGGCGATGTAGTCCTTCTCGGTGGCCAGCAGGATCTCCGCCTGGTTCTTGATCTTCCGGTTGATGTAGTCGATCTTCTTGTTGGACTTCTCGGTCACCTCGGCGCTGTCCTCGTACAGGGCGCTCCACAGCTCGTATTCGTCCTCCGCGGTCTTGGCATCGGTCTCGTACCGCTCCTGAATGACCTTCAGGATGCTGTCCTGCTTGCTTCTCTGAAGCTCCGCAAGGGTCTTCTGTTCGCTCAGCAGGGTGCCGTATGCGTCCTTGGTCTTGCTGTTGTTTGCGCCCACCCTGGCCAGCAGGGTGTCGTACTGCTCTTTGGCAATGGCCACCCGGTCGGTCTGGAGCTCGATCTCCTTTGTCAGGCTCTCGGTCTTTTTGGTGATAAGCTCTTCCACCGTGGCCGTGTCGCCGCCCGTCACTTCCCACAGCGCGTATTCGCCGGTGGCGTTGGACATCTCGGTCTTGTTGGCCTTCAACTGGTCGGAGAATGCACTTGCCAGAGTATCCGCCAGTGACTTGCCGGTCTTGGAGGCTTTAGACTTGGTGGTGCCGCTGCCCGCTCCGTCCAGTGCATCATCCACGGCGTTCTGGTAGTAGTCGGTCAGCACGCCAAAGGGGTTCAGCTTGCCCCATGTGCTGTCCACAGCATTCTTGATCTCCTCCACAGTGGAGGGGGTCTTGCTGCCGGGCTTCTTGATGCCGCTGTTGGAGGGGATCAGCACATTATCCTGCGCCGCCTGCTTTGCTGCATTCTGTGCGCCCTTCAGTCCATTTTGATAAATGGGGTTGCCCAGATGAAGCGAATCCATCTTCATGGCGTTGTACAGCCCAACCATGCTGTTCTGTACGGCAATGGTCGCCTCATCCAGAGCGGTGGTCATACCGTCTTTTACCGCAAGGGCCGCATTGTAAGAACTGTTCCGCAGTTCATCCTGTTTCGTCTTGTCGCCAATGCCCAGGATCGCGCCCTCAAGGATGTTCTCCGCATCGCTGGCCGCAACGTCACTGGGCGAATGAATGCCCCAGAAGGTGGTAAAGACGTTCCGGATGGCGGTGGCAGCGCTGTGCATGGCCGCTTTTGCCTGCGCCAGAATACTCTGGTTTTGCAGGCCTTCCACAACGCCCAGCATGACATATTCGCCGTTCTCGGCCATCACCTTGGAAGGCAAAGCAATACCAAAGAACGATTTGAACGCTTCAACGATCTTTCCGCCCAGCGATTTGATGCCGTTGATCGCCATGCCAACCGGCCGGTCATCCTCAAAGATCTCGCTGAACCAGTCAAAGATGCCCAGCGCCGCATCCTTCATGGCATTTCCGATGCCGCTGAACAGTTCGCTCCATGTTTCCGGAACACCAAGGAAACTCAAACCGTCTTTCGCCAGCTGCCAGCACTCCGGGATCACGGCACGGACAAGTGCGTCAAATGCCTCAACAATCGGCCCGGCACTGCTCTTGATCACCTCGCAGAGCATCGTCACCACGGTGGTCAGTGCTTCCTGAATATCCGGTGCAGCGTTGATGATGGCTTGACAGATCGGTCCTGCAAACATGGAAAGCACACCCATCGCCGCAGTCGCCAGCGCGATCACGCCAAGCGACTTTGCGAAGTTCCAGAATGCTTTTGCCAACAGTTCCAATCCAACCGCCAGCTGAGGCATTGCTGTCAGAAGAGCACCACCCAGCATGGTGATGAG